GACTTCCACAACTTTCTTTTCCATCTAAGATCTCCTTTTTCTGCTCATCTTTTTGAGTGTTTTGGCTAAGTTAGCCTGTCTGCGTGTTCGAGGATTCTTACTCCGGGAAGCTTTTCTTAATTGAGCTGCTGTTATTTTCTTTCCGGGTTTCACTCCGAGTTTCTTTCGTAAAGCTCCGGGTCGTTTGATAGCTCACTTAATCCAATCCTTTTTACTACTTTTTTTACGTTTACGCTTGGCAGGTGGTTTCATAATCTGTTGCCTTACGCTTGCTCGACTAACCATAAATAGCAGCTATAACTTTATTACCATCTGTTTGCTTACTGGAGATACGATTAATCTTACCCTTACCCTTACCTGTACCCCACTTACCGTAAGATTCACGGCGACTGGCTTTAAGTTGTTTCTTGGTACGCTTCTTCTTTACTCTCTGGGCAATAGATTCATCTTTACGATCTTTATAGCCCTGCTTCTTTTTTTTCTTTTTGGTTTTCAGAACTTCACCACCTCCTTTACGATCTACATTTCCTTCTAATCTATCTTTTCTTGGCTTTCCGCCCGGATAATCTTGTGGTCTGCTTTTATATGTTATTCCGCCTTTAGTCCGAATACCTCCTCCTAAATATGCACCCTCCCGTTCTTCTTTAAGATCTCTTATCCAATCTGTAGCATATTTATATTTAGTAAGATCCAAAGATGTAGGTTTTTCCTTTACTTTACCAGCATATTTTTCTATAATCTGATTAGGATTGTTAAAAGAGAATATATCTTCTTTATACTTTTCAGCTATATCTATT